ATAATTTTGCAACAGGTAGTGGTGCAGGTAGTATAAAAGTTGATGATACTATTGTTGGACTAAAAGTTTTCCGTAGTGATTTATTTATATTTTGTGAAAATAGAATATTTAAATTATCAGGAAGCACAGTATCAGATTTTGCAATATCGCCTGTTACAAGGGATATAGGATGTGTAAATGGAGATACCATACAGGAATTTGCAGGTGACTTAATATTCTTAGGACCTGATGGATTACGTACAGTTGCAGGTACAGCAAGAATTGGTGACGTTGAGATTGGTACAATAAGTCGTGCTGTGCAGGTAGAAATAGATAATAATATAACAGATTCTGATTTGTTTGAGTCTATTGTTATACCTGATAAAACACAATATAGATTATTTTTTAGCAATAGTACAGATGCTGAAGCAGAGACTAAAGGAATTATATGTGTTTTAAAAGGACAACAGTTTGAGTTTGCAAAATTAAAAGGCATTAAACCGTCAACTACAGACACCTTTGTAGAAACAGGAAATGTAAAAGCTATACATGGTGGTTTTGATGGATATATTTACAGACAAGAACAAGGAAATGATTTTGATGGAACAGCTATAGATGGTAAATATAGAAGTCCTGATTTAACATTTGGAGACCCAGGTGTTCGTAAACATATGCAAAGAGTTATATTAAACTATGCACCTGAAGCATCTATTAGTGCAGATTTATTTTTAAGATATGATTATGAAAGTGGTGAAGCTGCAAGACCTGCTGCATATCCATTTGATTCATCTAAAGTATCAGCAGTTTATGGTACAGCCACATATGGCACAGCTACATATGGTGGTGCAACACAACCTTTAGTAAGACAATCTGTTGAAGGTTCAGGATTTGCAGTAGCACTTAGAGTTAACGATAGTGGAACTACTGCACCATACTCACTAAAAGGGTTTGGATTAGAATATCAAGTAGGAGCAAGAAGATAAATGGGAGCAACGTATACAAGACAGTCTACATATACTGATGGTGACGTTATACAGGCATCCGATACTAATAACGAATTTAATCAGTTATTAGCAGCCTTTGCCGCAAGTACAGGACACACACATGATGGCACTACTGCTGAAGGTGGTCCTATAACTAAATTATTAGGCACATCTATAACAATAGGAGATGGTACAGCAGGTACAGATATAGCTGTAACTTTTGATGGTGAAACATCAGATGGTGTTCTTACTTGGATGGAAGATGAAGACCACTTTAAATTTTCAGATGATATAGTAATAGATAGCACTAAAAAATTATATTTAAATGATGCAGGTGGAGAGCATATAAGTGGTGATGCTACAGATTTAACAATAGCATCAGGAAATGATATTAATCTAACGGCAACAACAGATATTAATATACCTGCTAATGTTGGTTTAACTTTTGGTAATGATGCAGAAAAAATAGAAGGTGACGGAACTGACTTAACTGTTTCAGGTAATAATATAAATCTTACAGCAGTTGCAGATGTAAACATTCCATCAGGTGTAGGGCTAACATTTGCTACAGCAGAAAAAATAGAATCAGATGGTACTGATTTAAGTATAACTGTTGGGTCAGGTGGTGATATTAATATACCTGCTGATATAGGATTGACATTTGGTGATGATGGAGAGAAGATAGAAGGTGATGGCACAGACCTTACTATAACAGGTAATAATATTAACTTAACTGCTACAGCAGATATTGTAGTTCCTGCAGATGTAGGTATTACATTTGGTAGTGGTGAAAAAATTGAAGGGGATAACACAGATTTAACTATTACATCAGGTGCTAAAATAAATTTAACAGCAACTTCTGATGTACACATACCAAACAATGTTGGTGTTGTATTTGGTGGTGATAGTGAAAAGATTGAAGGAGATGGTACAGATATGACTATCTCTGCAAACAATCTTACAGTGGATGCAGCGGCAGATATTACTTTAGATGCAGGTGGTGCAGATGTAGTTCTTAAAGATGATGGCACACAATACGCATCTTTTACAAATTCTAGTGGTAATTTAATAATTAAATCAGGTTCTACTACTATGCTTACAGGTAGTGGTGCTGATGTTACAATCGCAGGTGATTTAACTATATCAGGCGATGACCTAACTATGGGTACAAATACCAGTGGTCATATCATGGTTGCAGATGGTACTAACTTTAATCCTGTAGAGGTAACAGGCGATGTTACAATAAATGGTAGTGGTGTTACAACTATAGCAAGTGGTGCAGTAGAGACTGCAATGGTAAATGCAAATGTTATTACAGGACAAACTGCTGAAACATCTCTTGACACATCTAATGACGTAATACTAATACATGATGCAAGTGCAAGTGCTTTAAGAAAAACTACACTAGCATCTATATCATCTGCTCTTGGTGGTATTACAGATGTTGTTGCTGATACTTCACCACAATTAGGTGGTAATCTTGATACTAATTCACATAACATACTTATTGATGATGCACATTTTATTGCAGATGAAAATGGTAACGAACAGATTATATTTCAAACTACAGCATCTGCTGTCAATCAATTTGATGTAACAAATGCTGCGACAGGTAATGCACCTGAAATATCTGCAACAGGTGGTGATACAAATATTGATTTAAAAATAACACCAAAAGGTTCAGGACAAGTTTTATTAGATGGTAATGTTGGAATTGAGTCAGGATTGATTGATTTAAAAAATGGTGGTTCAAGGTCACAAATAAAATTTTACTGTGAAACAGGAAATCAACACGCTCAAATATTACAACCACAGCCACATAGTCAATCATCTAGTAATACCCTTACATTACCAGGAGGAACTACGATAGGGGATGATGATGCAACTCTTGTATCAGATACAGGAACGCAAACACTTACAAACAAAACATTAACAAGTCCAAAGATAAATGAAGACGTAGCACTTACAGCAACAGCAACAGAATTAAATTTACTTGATGGTGTGTCAGGTTTAGCACAAGCTGATTTTACTAAACTTGCTGCAGTTGATTCAACAGCAACAGAACTTAATATTGTAGATGGTGATACATCTGTAGGTACAACTGCTGTTGCAGGGGGTGATGGTATTGTAACTAATGACAATGGCACAATGCGACAAACTTCTGTTGATACGTTTGATACATATTTATCTGCAACAACAAAAACATTAACAAATAAAACTTTAACTACACCTACATTAACAACACCAATAGCAAACGCAGGTATACAACTAAAGAATGGTTCTACTTCAGCAGGATTTTTAGAGTTCTTTGAAGATAGTGATAATGGTACAAATAAAGTAACTTTAATAGGTCCTTCATCTACTGCTGACATTACACTAACATTACCAAGCACAGCAGGTACAGTAGCAACTACTGCATCAGCTGCAGATGAAGCAACAGCGTTAGCCATAGCGTTAGGATAATGCTTGACAAACAAGCAATTTTCGTGTATAATTATATAAAAGAGGAAAGGTAAAATGGCAAATGATTTTAAAGTAATTACGAGGGATGTTGCTCCTGCAAGTGCAGGTACTCCTGAAACACTTTACACTGTACAATCTGGTAGTACGATTATCGTGTTAGGATTAACACTTGCAAATGTACACACATCTCAAGTAACAGGTTCAGTACAGCTAGTAAGTACAACAACACAAACATCACAAACACAAAATACTACAGCACATATTGTAAAAGATATTCCAGTGCCTGTAGGAAGTTCTGTAGAAATTATGTCAGGAAATAAAATTGTGTTAAATGTTGGTGATATAATAAAAATTGATTGTTCTGTTGCAGACAAACTTTCAGTAACAATGAGTTATATGGAGATAACTTAATGCCTTATGTAGGAAATAGTCCAGCAAGTAACTTTGCATCTGTAACTAAAGATACATTTAGTGGGGATGGAAGTACAACTGCTTTTACATTATCTAAAGCTGCTACAACAAATGGTGTTGCAGTCTTTGTAGAAAACGTAAGACAAGAACCTACGACAGCGTATGCAGTTAGTGGTACGACATTAACATTTACTGCTGCACCTGTAAGTGCTAGTGGAAATAATATCTATGTGTTACATCATAACGCACCTGCAAGTACAGCAACACATCCTGCGGCACAGGATTTAACTGCTACTACAGGAACATTTAGTGGTGTATTAAAAACAGATGATACTACAGATGCAACATCTACAACAGATGGTTCATTACAAACTGATGGTGGTTTATCTGTAGCTAAAGATGTAGTTATTGGAGATGATTTATCTTTAAAATCAGACAGTGCAGCGTTAAATTTTGGAGCAGATAACGATGTAACTTTAACTCATCTTGCAGATAAAGGATTAATTTTAGATGTAGGCGACCAAACAACAAGTAACTTTGGAACAGCGAACACATCTGCTGATAATCTTGTTGTTGGTGGCACAGGTGCTGTTGGTATGTCTTTATTAACTGACGCAAACAATGTTGCAAGAATATGTTTTGGTGATGTAGATGATACAGATGCAGGGCAAATAACATATAACAATAACACGCATAATTTAAGTGTTATAGCGAATAGTGAATCATTTATGGCTATAGGTCAAGTAGATGCTATTAGAATTAGTACGTCTAATTTTGCAACTTTTACTTTAGCAGATGATGCAAGTGTAACTATAACTTCAGGCACACCTTCAGGAGCAATGCTTGTTTTACTAACTGTTCATAGCACAGGTTATGCAAATTTGTTTTTTGTTTCTTGGATTGGTAGTGAATTTAATCTTACTGGAGATACAAACTTTGCTGTTGCAGATACAGATGGTAAACAGGCTTGTGTATTTAGTTCAGGAAGCCAATATCAATTTACATTAAAAAATACTAGAGGTGGTGATACAGCTTACACAGTAGGTGTATTAGCGGCATAAGGAGATATTTAAAATGACACTAACTTATAAAATTAAAGATTTTACTGATGAAAAGGTAAATGAAAAAAACACACTTTCAGATGATGGTACATTAAAAAAACGAGTAGGTTTTGCAATTACAGATGAAAAAAATAATTTTTATGCGATTGACAAATGGCTTAGTATAGTTGATGGAAAGTCAGATGATGATTACATCAAAGAAGCATATGATTTGTGTAAGACGCAAATTAATAATTGGCAAAATTCAATGAAAAATTTAAATAAGACATTTAATCCTGATACAGGAAAGACGGAATAACATATGCCATACATAGGAAAAACA